AGGTATTCCTCTACAAGTATGGTAAGAAAATCTTTGACAAGATCAAGGATGTAATGCAACCAACCTTTGAAGATGAAAAACCAGTCAACCCATTTGACCTTTGGGAAGGTGCTAACTTCAAGTTGCGTATTCGTCAGGTTGAAGGTTATCGTAACTATGATAAGTCAGAATTTGATGGTCCAACTCCTCTTGATGAAGATGAGGATAAGTTGGAGCAGGTCTGGAAGAATGCGCATTCGCTTGCCACTTTCCTGGATCCTTCGAACTTCAAGTCATATGATGAACTGAAGGCGAAGATGAATGCTGTTCTCACAGGCGGTTCTCGTATGGCAACTGCTGAGAAGGTTAATCCTCTTGATGCTGAAGATGAACTGTTCGTTGAAACCAAGATGCGTAATGCACCTGCTGCCAAGGCAACAGATGACAGTCCACCTTGGAAAGAAGACAGCGACGATGACACGATGAGTTACTTCTCGAGTCTCGCTGATGACTAAAAACTTGGGGGAGCGTTTCGCTCCCCCATTTCATTATCCGACTGCTCTTCTATCTTGGAATCGTTGCCACGTTGAATCATTTGTTCTGACGCTTCCTACGCCTCCTGGGAAAGTTATTTGTGGTGGTGTTTGACCGCCACCACCTTGGTTGATCACTGTTGGTGGCGGGACATTTACTTGCACTTTGTCTTTAGTCTCTGCAGTGCCTTGCTCAATTAGAGCGCCATCTATGTTCTTACCCGTTTCAGTTTTACCTGTTGTTTTCTTTGGTGACATTAGTTCGCCTGTTTGATTGCCTTTACCTTCGACCTTACCTGCTTTCTGACTCGACTTATATGCTGCCGCTGCAGAATTATTTGAATCAGCATCATTAGGAAAATCAGGATCTACAATTTTACCATCGTTAAGTTTTGCCCAACGACCATTAGGATCTATCTCGGCAACCTTACCTTTGATGGATTTATCAACTGCGTCTAAAGAAGGCGCTGCGTCTTTTTTCTTTGGTTCTGTTGCATCTTTGGCAGTAGAAGTCGCAGTAGATTTTTCTTGCCTTGGTTTCTCGACTTCTGCTTTCTTTTTCGGAGCAGTAACTACGATTTCCTCTGCCTTTGCTGGTGGAGCAGTTGTTACTTGTTTTGCTGGTGTCGTTGGAGTTACCTTGGCATCGGTTTTTTTCTTATCCTTTTCAATAGCAGCAGGTTTTTTCTCGGTCTTTTTACTGCCATCAGGATTATGAGTTTTAACATATTCGCGTGCACGTTCTGCCGCACCACCTCTGCTATTGGCACCATAACCATCAGCAACCTTCTGATAATATTCTGGTAAATCTTTATACTTACCAGCAGGTTTTCCATTAATAAAAAACCCGTCCATGTTATTACCAGTTAAACCAAATTTAGCAGTTCCTTCTTCTTGCTCTTTTCTCGCTCCAATGTTTATACTCTTGATGCCTTTATCAATACCGTAAAGAATCGAACCTGTTGCAGCAACCGCAGCAGTTCCTGCAACTGCCATCGGCGCTGTTATTGCTCTGGCACCTGTCGCGAGCGCTCTAGCGCCTGAACCGATTCCTCTGGCAAGCCTTCCGGCACCTGTTGCGATCCCTCTACCAACTGCTCTGACACCACTACCCAGTGCTTTAAAACCTGCGCGAAAACCACCGAGGGGGACAGGAACTACTGTAGGACCGCCACCTCCGCCATCTCCACCGCCGACTGGCATATTTTTCATCTGTTCCAGGATTTGTTTCAGCACATCAACTGTTTCAGCTGTATTTTCTTGTATTAAAACATTAGAATCCGCAGTTTTTTGCAGTGCTTCGATTGTTGCATCTTTAGAGATACCTGCTGTATCTTCTTGCCCTTCGCTATTTACATTCGGAGAACTTTTCTGTTGTTTTTCCGATGAATCTGACTTCTGTTTTTCTTCTTTGAAGTATTCTTCAATAACTTTCTTAAATGTATCGGACGAAGATACAGATTGAGTCTCGTTCACCTCAGAATCCACTCTGGACAGCAGACGTTCGCGTTTCTGTTCATCTGAAGTGAACACGCTATCAGCGAAACTACCTTCTGGCGCTTCTCTTCCTACGGCGATATTAAATCCACGTTTTAGAGATCCACCAATATTAGAAGCAAACCCTTTAGCGAGTTTCCCGATACCTTGTCTATTTTTTTCTACAGGGTCTTTTTCGGTGTTCATTCCAACTGAGCGACCAAGGCGATTTAAAAATGTATCTTTTTCACCAGTTAAAGTATACCCAGATGCCTTTACTACTTCCTCGCGAGATTTTTCTTCCATCTCTTTACCGAGTTTTTGTAAGATTGGATTGTCAGAGTTCTGTAGATCTTTTGTGATACTAACAATCTTACCGATTGCCTTCTCAAACTCTTTGATGTTTTTAGTTTGTAACTTGGTGATCTCGTCGATCATTGTTTTGATCAATTGTTTTTGATCATCATTTGTATCTTCGCGCATTTCTATTGCCGAAGTCTCAAAGGTCTTCATGAAAGTTGTGATCATAGATTGTGTAGCAGTAGGATTTGCCTCTGCTATTGAACCTGGATTTACTGCAGCAGCAATCTTAGAAAGTTGACTTTCCTTGCCGATACCTTTAGTTTGCTGTTGCTGTTCCATTAATCTTGATTCTCTGCTTTCTTTTTAAGGTGCACCATTAGCATCCCTATGTAAACTTCCCTCTCCCACGGCATCATATTCTCTAATTCGGTCAAACTATATTTATGTTCATGCATTAAAATAAAGTTGATTTTGTAGAAATTCATTAAGTTATCATGAGAAAGGGTTATCCGAAAAAATTTTCGACACCATCCACAACTACAGTATTTTCTGTTTCACATTTCGAGCATGTATAATCAATGTTATGAAAGATCTTTGGCGCAGTGACAAAGAATTCTACGATCTTCTCAAACTGCTCGTTCGTCAATCCTTCGATGAAGGTAACAATTTCTTCAGCGGTTTGGTCTTTCGCGTCATGAATTTCATCTTGTGTGAAGACTTTGTCAACACACGACACAACTAAATCAAAGATAGGTAAGTCGTCGTCGACCAAAACTTCTGCAGTCGGATATTTCATGATAACACCAACGTCGGGAGTTAGCATAATTTTATTCTTATGATCAGGAGATATTTGTAATTCAATGCTATCTAGATCTAGGATGGTCGGAGTCTTGTGACCACACTCGCCGCAAATTAAATTGAACTCTGAATCCTTACCAATAGACTGCGAACGTAATCTAATAAAGATATTCTGTATGTCAAAGAATGGTAGTGCCTCTGCGTCGATCCTACCTTCTGAGCAAGAGTTGATAACTTGTTGCATTGCACGAACCATATCTGCTCGTTGGTTGGACTCTGCTGCCAGAATTAAAATCTTTTCCTCTTTCACGAGAAATGGTCTCATTGATACCTTTTGTTTTGTTGAATATACATCAACATCAAATGTTGGGACTGCTATCGTAGGTAATGCCATAATTTACTCCAAATTATTTAAATATCTTCAAATTGTGGGATGTCAGATTCAACATCATTGATAAACTGATCAGCGTTATTAATATTATCTAATTCATTCAAATTTTCATATTCTTGCCCCTCTGGCGTATACGCGCTTATTACTTCCCATCTCTTATATGCGAAAGTTACGGGCAGTCTCAAAACTTCTGAATTCGTCGCGGAAGCAGTTATTGGTGCAAGAGATCTAGGAAATGCGTCATAAATCCTCCAATGAGCAATTACTTCATCCTTTTGATTCAATGACACCAGATCAATTTCTGAATAATAATCTTCTGGATAACTTACGTATCTTGAATATGGATTTATGATTTTGCGCATCCAGTCTCCGAAGAAATCTTTTGCTGTCCAAGATGTGTCACACAAAAATGTAAACGTAATAGAATCCCCGCCAAAATCGATAGCATTTGCACGCTGTTCATTCAGGTTGTTTATTCTTAGTGGTCTGGTTCCAACCAACATTCCTGGAAACATTGCGTCTTCAACCATCATAGAAATTAATTTAGGCGATGGTCCTTGACTTGTTCTATGATCAGACATAAATGGGGGTGGTAAAAACATTACTTCAAACCGACTTGATCTCGCAAAATTAGTTGTTCTAATCTGAGATAAAAAATCATTTATATTATGATATGTTGGTCTCGCCATTAGAATTTGCTCCTAGAATCTCTGAATACCTGTTCCTTTGTGGCACCCACAAAGTTCTCGATCGGTAAGAATATTGCTGCTTGCCAGTCTTCAGGGTTGACTTTTAAAAATTGCGAGTTAACATGATTGGTCAGATAATGTTTGATACATGGTTTGACTTCATTCGCATTCTTCAAGTTGTTTAATAGATTGTATGACATACGCAACTTGGTTGTTTCAGAATATGTCTTGGTTGTTTTATAATCTAACAACTCACCAAGAACTTGTGCTCGTAGCAGGTAAGGTAAGTAATGTAAATTGATTCCATAGAATCCGCCTTTTGCTGGACCAAACGGCAGCACCAACGGAAAGGTATCATAGAAAGGAAGTTCTTCCTTCAACTTTGGATCGTAGAAATACATATACATTGAACCGATCTCGATACTGGAGTTTAGTTCGCCAATATCAGATTTCATTACGCTGTTCTGAGATAACCTCGCGCCCACAAGGTTCTTTACATTTCGCATATACCAATCCATGGACTTTTGTCCATCTCCTGCTTGGGCGCGAAGTCTCTGAAACGGATTTGCCAATTACCTACCTTGTCCTCTGTATGCTTTATAGTTCGCACGTTTGCGTTTATTCATGGTTGAAAACTTAATCGAAGAGGCACTGCCACCAATTGATGTCTTGCCCTTCTTTTGATTAGTAAAGGAAATCTTATTGTTTCCGCTACCAGATTTTGCTTTTGCCATAGATATTCTCCTTCTTATTTATTACGGATTCCCAACTCTTTCTCAGTCAGAATGATGAATTTCCATCCTCTATCTTCACAAAATTCAGTAGCAAATTTCCACTTTGCTTGGTTTACACCCCATTGCATAACTTCCTGCAAAAACTTCTTTGTTTTTCTAGCAGGCACTTTGGGTTCTTTAGTAAACTTCTGCGGTTTTACCTCAACCAGATATTTCTTTGTAACACCACTCTTTTCTTGAACCTTGATATAAAAATCCACGAAATATCTATGTACTCGATTATCTAAAGGAGAGATATACGGTATGGGTAACTCTTCAGATCCCCATTCCAATATGTTGTCGTTATTATCGCACCACTTCATGAACTTTAGTTCCCAACTGGAGCGATAAACTATATTGTTCGGATTGCCAATGTATTTCTTTGGATTCTGTATTTTATACAGACCTTTCAAAGTTTCCTTACCATAACTCATATAAATATTCCAAACTCTATACTTAATAGGATATTTATTCTAGATGGCATTAACTCCTGCACCCGCACCTCCTGCGCAAACTCCTGCCTCAGGAGCAACTGCACCTGCTGCTGCAACAGCAGCACCTGAACCTAAAAAAGAAAGTCGGTTCAGCAGAGGATCTGCGCCATTAAATTTCTTAGAAACACCGCTGGATACAGATGGACAACGTCGCTATCCATTGGACGTCGGAAACTCCGAAGAATATCCGCATTATGTTGTTTTTTATCCTCTCGTGCGCGAAGGAACAAAACAAGGTAAGGAATTATTGGCGAATGGCGGTGGTAGAATTTTTGATCAGACAGATCAGAACAGAGTCGATCCGGAAAATGGTAAAATTGCAACGGGAGCAGCAGGTGCGTTAATTGGAGCCGGATTGGGTGCTGCTGGCGGCGCTGGTGCTGCGTCATCTCTCGGTGAGATATTGAATAAAAACGGCGGAACAACTGTAAACAAAAATCCTAATGCTACAGGCGGACCAGTGTCAATCGGTGTAAAAATGGCAGCAGGTCTTGTGGGTGGAATTTTGGGCGCAGGTGCTGGTGCCGCAGCAGGTGTTGCTGCTAGTGCTATCGCAGGAGAGCAACGTTTAGTAATTGGTAGCGACGAGATAGTTCTATACATTCCAGACAAACTATCAACAGGGTATAACGCTAACTATGAAACTGCAGATCTTGGTGCGCTTATCGGTGGTCTCGCATCAGGTAAAGCAACAGTTGGCGGATTGTTTACGGAAGGCACCGAAACTGCTGACTATCTTATAAGAAAAGCAGGTCGTGTCGCCAATATCGCTGGTTTTGATCAGTTTACTAATATACTACAAGCGACTTCCAAGAGAGTAGAAAATCCATACAAAGAGCAATTGTTCAGATCCATGGGGTTCAGAAAGTTCGCATTTGATTATAGATTTGCCCCGAGAAGTCCTGAAGAAGCAGAGATGGTCTTCGGTCGCCCGAATGGAAAGTCTGGTATACTCGAGTTGTTTACTTCGCACATGCATCCTACTATGAGTGCTAATGGATTATTCCAAACATATCCGTCGGAGTTTATGATTATCTATTATCATAATGGTGCAGAGAATACATATGTTAGGAAAATATCGAACTGCGTCTTGACAGATATGACTATTGATTATGGTGCAGAAGGGTTTACCACATTCGAAAATGGATGCCCGACGGAAGCATTCATTAGATTACAATTCTCTGAGTTGGAAACTTTGACTACAGACAGAATCGAGAAGGGATACTAATATGTTATTTTCTATGTTCCCGAGATTGTTAGTCAACACGATTACGCCAAACACAGCGACATTAGTAACTGATATATTTCGCAGAATCTCATTAAATAAATTTAAGAGTAATGTTGTTTTCTTACAGACAATTACTGTTCCGGATGGTTACACAATCGAACAAGTTTCTGACAAGTTTTATGGTAGTCCAGATTATCATTGGGTAATTATGACAATAAATGAAATTGTTGATGTGCGAAGAGAATGGCCGTTGGGGTCTTCAGATTTACTCGGATATTGTAAGAAGAAATATGGAGAGACAGGAATTTACTTGCCGCACCATTATAGAACATCTGATGAATTTAGAATAATCGTGGATTATAATGCAGAAGATTTAGCAAGTGGTGCGATAAATGTTGTTTCTAACTATGAGTATGAAGAAGAACTAAATAATGGTAAGCGAGAAATAAAGATGTTGGATCCAAAATATTTAGCGGAATTTGTGAGCATATACTCGAATTTGATCAGTAGGTAATTAATAATGGCAGAACCGACAACAGGTCAAGAAAAATCTAAACCATCACCATCAAATGCAATCAGCGACTCGATGACAAAACCAGGAGATGTAATTATTTCATCTCTGACTCTAAATGTCGTATCATCAGAAGAATCGCTAGATCTCAAACCATTCATGATGGAAATAAATCTTTTTGAAGATATTTTTTCTCCTTCTCTACATGGTTCAGTGATCATTCGTGATTCATTAAATCTTATCGGGAGATTGCCAATAATTGGTGATGAAGTTCTGACTATGGATATTCAAACTCCATGGAAAGAATTGGGTGGTTATACCAAAAGTAATCTAGGAACATTTGATCCTATCAATAAAATTCAGAAGTCATTTTCAGTTTATGCAGTTAAAAACCGTAAACTAAACAATGACAGAGAGCAATATTATGAGTTATTATTTTGCTCTATAGAAGCATCTGCGGACAACGTCACAAAAATATGTAAAAAATTCGAAGGCACGACCGACGAAATCGTTTCTGATATTTTTAAAGAAAACATAAAATCGCAAAGATTTTTTACTCGTAAAAGCGAAGTTAGCGCAGGATCAACCAATCCTGCAGCACCCGAAACGGACAGCGACTCATCATATGATATAACGGATGAGACAGGATATACGGAACTGTATATCGCTGACACTCCACACTACTCGAACATAACGTTTGTGTCGCCGATGTGGTCGCCTTTTCAGTGCCTAAATTGGTTGGCGAAACGATCTATTGGAAACTCGAATAAATCTCCAACGTTTATGTTCTATGAGACAACCAAAGCATTTTATTTTACTTCAATAGAAAGTCTTGTTAAAAATCAGTTAGAAAACGGCGACATATATTCAGCATTCGTATACAATACTAATTTATCTAATTTACAAACGGTTTCCTCGTTGACCAAGGGGTTCCAAACAATAGAAGCGCTGCAATTTATTACTAATTTGGACGTCATCCAAAGTCAAGATTTAGGTCACTTTGCCAGCACTGTGCATTCATTCAATATGGTTAAGAAAGAATATACGGCATATTACTATGATCATGGATTCAACTATAAACAATACAATCACATGGAAGATGGAACACTAGATCCATCTTCGGGGGCATATAAATTTCCTGATATAGATAATGAGGATCCTGCCAAAACCGACAAAAAATACAAAATGATTTTCCCCATTAATGTGTTGCGGTCATCAGATACTAAACCGTTTGTGTCCACTGTAAATCCTGGTGTGTTGGATTCGACTGAAGATTCTATCGATCTACATCCAGAAGAATTCGTGTCGCAGAGAAATAGTTCGTTGATGGACTTAACCACATTGAGACTACAGATAACGGTTCCTGGAAGAACGGATGCTGAAGTTGGTAGAATGATCAAGTTATATTATCCTTCCGTCGGAGAGAAAACTAAAGAGGATTCTGAAGCATTGATATGGGACAAGTTTGTAACAGGTATCTATATGATAACTGCGATACACCATCAAATATCGCCTTTGCGCCACACTATGTTTTTGGAAATTTCCAAAGATTCTTATGCGCAAGAAATTTATGAAGTTGAAGAGACTGGAAGTTAAAACATGGCAATGGATAATATTACATCTAACAATAATGCAAACTTTTATTGGTGGTTTGGAGTAGTCGAGGATCGAAACGATCCTTTACGATTAGGTAGGTGCCGAGTAAGAATTATTGGGTATCACACTGAAGATAACGAAGTACTTCCATCAGAAGATCTTCCATGGGCAATTCCTGTTATGCCTGCAAACTCGGCGGGAAGTTCGGGCGTTGGGTGGTCGCCTACTGGCGCAGTAGAAGGTTCTTGGGTTGTTGGATTTTTCGCGGATGGCGAAAACGGACAACATCCTATGTTCTTTGGGACTGTGGGATCAATTCCAGGAGGATTGGCATCTGCAGATTGTGCTCCGTCCGAGGGATCTGGTTCTTCTGGCGATAGTGCTACCTCTAACGGCGATGGCGCTGATGGTGATTTTAGTGATGTGAAACAACCAACGGGTGATGCTAAAGATTTAGAATCTTGGTTAGAATCTTGGTTGGATCTCAACGGAAAAGAAAAAATTAATGGTTGGACTCCAATGGCAAAGGCAGCGATCATGGCGCAATGTAACCATGAAACAGGCGGATTTAGAGCATTAAAAGAAGCAGGAAAAGAAAGTTATTTTCTACAATATGACATCCAAGGAAAAGACCCAATTCGTGCTAGAAATTATGGTAATACTTCTCCAGGAGATGGTTCCAAATATAGAGGAAGAGGGTTTTTACAACTTACGTGGAAATCTAATTACAGAAACTGCGGGAAATACATTAAAAAAGATTTAGAAAATAATCCAGAATTGGCAGCACAAAAAGAAATTGCTGCACTAATTATTACTTGGTATTTCAACAAGGAAAGAGCAAAAGTTGGCAAAAACAATCTCTGGGGCGATATCATGGAAGTTAGTATGGCAGTAAATGGATATATTAGTAAAGAAAGAAGAGAAAACGGAAGAGAACCGAATGGTTACCCTGACAGAAAAAAGAAATTTGCATACTACAAAAATAAGTATAAATTATAAGGCATAACCAATGAACAAACCTGATCCATTTACACCGTATTTCACGACAGTCGACACTATTAACATGTCCGAAGACGAGACCATCGGTTCTCTGACTCGCGATGATGTAGTTACGCTTTTGAAAGAAATTCAAAAAGCGATGACTTTACAATATTATAATAAGGTTTATACTTTTGGTCAAACACCTCCTGGTCCAGGATATAATTTATTAGAAGTAAAGGGCGGTCAACTAACAGAAACAGGGGATCAATGGAAATTTACTGTTGTTCATGCAGATGGTGAGTACGGCGTATATAAACTGGGTGTAACGCAACTGATTGATGCCGGAATGTTCGGTAGCGATTTAAATAACTGGATCAGCAATAATCTGCCAAATATTCCTGTTCCGTCGAAGGGTAACGAGGAATACGAAAGTTGGTATAGTCGATTCGTAAAGTATAACAGGTCTAAGCAAACAAGAATAATTGAAGCGCCTGTCAATGCTCGAAATAATGCACTATACTACATGTTAATTTATCCGATTAATGGTGGTGACCCCAGATTTAATGTTTCTGTGCACCCGCAGTTAGCATTGAAGAATTCGGATGGCGCCTTGACAGATCATGGCGACATGCATGGAGGATTCATAGAAAATCCATTTTTGCAGGATCTCGCTGCTTCAAATCTACTAAAGTTTACATATCAATTATTGCTGACATCTCGCGCAATAAATGAGACTGTTGATAAGAAAACGCTTGCTGGCGCATTGGCATTGTCACTGTGTTGGGATATTGACTCCGCACAAAATTATTTACGAGGAAATATCAAGACAGATACAAGTGGTGTATCTGCAAAATATTGGTTCGATGTTGGATACAATGCGGTTGCTCTACCAGCGGAAAAGGTTGCAACGCCTGGACCAATTGCTGGTACTACAAGCGTAGTCAAGGACGAGGAAGTAACACCTCCTGTAGATGAAGCAGAAACACCTGTTGGGCAAACTACTGTTGAAACCGTAAAAACATCTAATTCTCCGGTAGAGGCAAAAGAAGTTCCTAGAAAAATTGTTAAGACAATTAATAATGGAACGATCACATATGAATTAACTTCTAGTGGAACTATCTCTGCTAAAGTTGTTACTGCTGTAAAGAAAACTGTTAGCGTTCTTGGTTCTGGTGGTTTCACCACAACAGTAACAAATCCATTCAGTTTTATTCAGAATGGTATTGTGACTACATTAGAACAACTTGGCGCGGAAACCTTTAAACTCTCTGTCGTAGATAGAGTCGAGAATGGAAGAGTTCTTTTTGAAGGATCCGATGCAAATTCTGAGACGCTTGCTTCTACTGCAGCAACTAAACTCAATCAAATCAAAACAGCAGAACGCGATTCTTTGCATGGTAGAGGATCTGGTGGAACGTGGTTACTTGCGATTGAAACTGTAATTGAATGGTTGCCAAAAACATATCCGAGTATTGTCACGGCACTAAAACAGTTAAAAACTACTAATGAGAATACTAAAATTGATGATGTCGAAAGCAACAAAACAATTGCTTTCGACGATCCTGCTGACGTAGAAACTCTCATCAAGCAACTTGATGCTAAAGCGCAAGAAGCAGATAGATCTAGATTGACATTCACATATGAAGCATGTGTATCAGCAAAGAATGAAATTCAAAGAAATTTTGCTGCAGATACACAAACTATTTCTTCTGCAATTTCACAAGCAACAGAAACTTCTGCTGATGGGAGTTCTACGTCATCAGTGTCAACTGTTAAATCTTCTGGTGCGGTGACAACTGTCACTACAACAACAGACGCAGATGGAACAGTAACACAAACTAAGACGGTAGAAAAAGTAGATGCACCGTTAAAGGGTTCTTCTCAGAATACTCTAGATAATGGCATTGAACATAATACAAGATCAGCAGAACCTACTTCTCAGATAAATTCTGCTCCAGCGAATGCTCTTCCGACGCACGAGGGAACTAATGTAGAAAAACCAATTGAAAAAGGGTTCGCAGATCCAAACAAATCATATCCTAAACCAGATTATGTAAACAAACCAGATACAAATACTCTTGCACTCGGAGTCAATTCTAGAAATATTAATCCAGATCCAAGAACATCTGCGGGCGATAAATCTTCTCAATCATTAGGTTCTTCTCCTGCGGCGAGAAATGCATCGAGGAAGCGTGCTGTCAAAATGGCGGGTCGTTCTGGTTCTACGTGGGAACAACCAGCAACTCCGTATGCTGCAAAGTATCCGTTTAATAAAGTTTTTGCAGGCGAATCAGGGCATGCATTAGAAATCGATGACACTCCTGGGTTCGAGCGATTAAATATTGCCCACAGATCAGGAACCTTCATGGAGACTGGACCTGATGGAACTCAAGTAAATAAAATTATTGGTAATGGATATTCCATTATTGAAAAAGATGGTTTCGTTTTAATTGAAGGAAATGCTAACGTTCACATTGCAGGGCAATGTAACGTGTTCATTATGAACGACACCGCATTAACTATGCATGGTAAGGTCAGTCTTGACATTCATAACGATGTTAATGTCAACATTGGCGGATCGCTTGGTCTTTCTGTGCAAGATGGTATCTATCTCAGAAACGAGGGCGATATTTCTATTAAAAATGAGGGTAAGGTTGATGCTGAAATAACTGGTGCAGTAACTACCAAAACTACGGGTAAATATAATCTAACAACAGATGCTGGATTGAATCTGACATCCAAGGTTAATACGCACATCAAATCAGGCGGGTCGTTCTATAATCATTCATCTGGTAACATGAATCTATGCACCGATTCAGAAATTCTTGCTAAATCTGCTGGTGATATTAACTTTAAAACTGCTGGGATGATCAATCAAGAATCAACTGGCAATGTTAATATTAAATCTGCTGGAACGATTAATGCAGAAAGTACAGGAAATATCAGTTTGAAAGCACCACTGATTGCTTCTTCGCCAATTGATACGCCAACTCTTGACGTAACAACGGCAAATATTACTACGTTGAATGCAGGGACTACAAACCTCAAGGGAACGCATAACACTCCAGATGATACTACCAATATCAAGGGTAACACCACTGCAACGATCACAGTTCCTGCATCTGCAGGTTCTGCTGAAGATGCAGTCTGCGCGGTTGCGGCGAAACTTCCAGTAACATACGAGTTAGAAAAACCTGTATCTCTATCTGCGCCACAACCAGTCGAACGAACTGTTGATACTGTTACTACTGGTTATGATGGTGAGAACGATGTTATGAATGCAGATGGTGATGATAGTCCTCCCTCGGAAGGTGAAAATGCAGATTGCCTCAATACAGATGGCGATCCTTCGACTGCAGGAAACGAGACATCTTCGCCAGATAGTGGCGATCCAGAATCATCAACTGGAATGATTCCAAATAAATCTGGTGTTGCAACTAAATCGTGTAACAATGTTACAATCGGCGGTAAATCAGTGCAATTGTCGCCATTATCTGGAAAGTATGATGGTAACCTGCAACTATCGCCAAATTTCAAACTCAAAGACCTCTGTGTGTTTCCAAGTAATGGTTGTCCAGATGGTTGGAGAGGATTACGTAAATCTCCACATGGGCATACAGTAGCAGATATCATCAACAACTTGCGTTGCCTCTGCGTTAACATTCTTGAACCTACGCAAGAAAAATGGGGTAAACTCAAACTTTCTTGCGCATACAGAAGTCACCATCCCACTAGAGGAGGAGTCGATCCAGGCGCTCATGGTTATGGTGCTGCTGCCGACATCGAGGGAATTGGTGGTAGAAGCAAGAAAGAATTTATTAAAATCGCAAAATGGATTACCGAAAATTGCAAACATGATCAAGTCTTGCTAGAGTTTACACCAGGAAAATCTGGTAGCGGGTGGATTCACGTAGGTTGGGTTTACAAAGATGGAAAACAGCGTGCTGGGATGAGCGGAACTATGGTCGGCCCAACTGGAAAGTATGTATCGAAAGGATATTTTAAACAACTTCCCACCGTCTAAGAAGTTGATATAAATAACTATATGACAACAAAAACAGTAAACAGAATCTATTCGGATTTAGACTTGTCCTTCGCAGCGCATCCAATTACGGGTGACGTTGCGAGGAAGTTTGACGTCAATGCTGTAAAACAGGCGCTGAAAGTTCTCGTTCTTACGAACTTCTACGAAAGACCGTTTCAACCTAAGATTGGTTCGCCGATCTACGGTATGATGTTTGAGAATGTTGATATTGTTACTGCCAACTCTTTAAAATTGAGATTAGAGTTACTAATCAATAAGTATGAACCACGAGTCAGATCGCAGCAGATAGATGTTGTACCCCTCTTTGATCAGAATGCATTCAATGTATCCATTTATTTCTATGTTGTCGGGGTCGCGGATCCCGTTTCATTTTCAACTGTTTTAAGAAGAAGTAGATAAGATGTCTCAACTTAATGTAACTGAATTAGATTTTGCAACCATCAAGGAAAATCTAAAAACCTTCATGCAATCGCAAGAGGAGTTCCAAGATTACAACTTTGATGGCGCTGGTCTATCGATACTTCTTGACATTCTTGCATATAACACACATTACAATGCAACTCTCGCACATCTTCAAGCAAATGAAATGTTTATTGATAGCGCAGTCAAGAGAAACTCAGTTACATCTATTGCGAAAACATTAGGATATACGCCTACTTCAAGAAGATCTGCGCGAGCAAATATTACGCTACAGATTGATCCGCCTGTATCATTTACTAACACAAGTTTAACGATAACACGCGATACGCCATTTACTGCAAAAACAGCAAAGAACACATATACGTTTTTCCCGAGAGAAGATTATGTTTCTGGGTTAGTAATTCTTGAAACCGGACAAACAGGATTCAGTTTTCCCATGGAACTGATTGAAGGTAAACGAGTAACAAATACGTTCATTGTTGACCAATCTAATAAATCTGGTCCGTTTGTGTTACCAAATGGTAACATTGATACTACTACTGTAAGGGTGAGGGTGCAACAATCAAATACTGTTACATCAATTACCACTTGGAACTTCTATGATGATATTGTAGAAGTTGATGCAAACACTAGAGCGTTCTTTATTGAAGAAGGTCCATCTGGGTTATATGAAATACGATTTGGCGATGATGTTATTGGACAACAACTGCAAGTTGGTAATATTGTTAGTGTCGATTATATCGTAAGCAGCGGCACCGCAGCGAACTCTATTCCTAACTTTTCGCCGTCAAGAACGTTTACTGCATCAGGCGAGACTAAAATCGTTTATTTAGGATCTGCTGCTACTGGCGGCAGGGAAAAAGAAAGCGTAGATAGTATTCGATACAATGCTCCGAAATTTAACTCTACTAAAAATCGTGTTGTTACATCTGATGATTATGAAACATTGATCAGATCCAGATTCGGTAATATTAATTCTATTGCTGTGTGGGGTGGTGAAGAAAACAATCCTCCAATCTACGGTAAAGTATTCATTTCGATTCAACCTTTACCTGGATCGATTGTTTCCCAAGCAGATAAGGACATTATCGCTAGAGATATTATTCGACCAAGAAGTGTTGTCTCTATCCAACCTGAATTTGTAGATCCAATCGAAACATATATCGGATTGAATATTACAGTCAACTATAATAAGACAATTACATCTCTTACTTCCTCTAGAATTGAGTCTGAAGTTGGAGCAGTTGTGCAAAACTTCTTTACGAACAATGTAAATAAGTTGCAGAAAAACTTCTATTATTCTAAATTACTGTCAGAAGTGGTTGGAACGACGCAGTCTATTTTTTCTGCGAGTATTCAAGTGCTGATGCACAAACGAATTCCAATATTCACAGAGGTTCCGGAAGACTATGTGGTCAGATTTAATGGACCATTGGAAATTGAAACTTTAAAAACCACGACTTTCAATACGACAATCGGGACACAGGAATATGTGGTATACATAACTGACCAACATGATACAACAGTTGGCGATAATGGAACTCTTGTGATGAAACGTGCATCAGATGATGTTATTGTTCTATCCAATGTAGGAACTATCGACTATACTACGGGTGTTGTTACTATTACTGATGTTCTCATTAATTCGGGGACAGAATCTACTCTAGACAATACTCTACGAATATATGTTGAACCATTTGGTGATGCGCCAAATATTTTAACTACGGATTTGACTACAACTTCGAATACTTCGACTGCAGCAGTTTTCCCGTTTGCTGCTAGAAATACTGTACTAACGCTAGATACTAGTGCTGCAGATTCTACAGTAAATATCCCCGCAGGTCTGTCGATTGCGGCAGCGGCTAATTCACAAGAATAATAGATGTCAGAAACCACCTCATACTATAAAAAGGTTGCCAGCGTAACTGTCACTAATGGCGGATCAGACTACACCTCTGCGCCAACAGTCATAATTGGTGGAAATGCAACAGCGACTGCTACAGTAACAGACGGTCGCGTTACTGCAATCACAGTAACATCAGCGGGGTATAATTATCTTTCGCCTCCTACAATTACATTTTCTGGTGGTAATGGTTCTGGTGCTGCAGCAACTGCAAACATGGTGTATATTGATGATGATTACAACGGGTTTAAGCGATCACTAAGTCATCTGATCGCAAATCAACTTCCGGATTTTGTTCGCACCGAATATCCTGTATTCATCACGTTTCTGGAAAAATATTATGAGTTTCTTGATGAAGAAAATCAGGTAAACAATTTCCTTCTCAATTATGAGAAGAATTTTGATATCAACAGAACACTTGATACATTCATTCCTAAGTTTAAGAACCAGTATGCACAAAATTTTCCACTTGGTGCGCAGATTGATGACAGAAGATTAATCAAATTCATCAAGCAGTTCTATGAGGCAAAGGGTTCAGAGAAGGCAATAGAACTTCTCTTTAGAATCCTATACAACGAACGCACAGAAATTTTCTATCCATCCGAGCAGATTCTTCGTGCTTCTGATGGTATTTGGATCGAGGACGTAACATTAAAACTTGCAGTCGATTCAGCAATCACAGCAAATCCGTTTGATCTCAACAGCAAAACAGTCAGAATTACATACTATGAGAATATCTCGTCCGTAACATATGAAAGAACTGTTGAAACTAACATAAACAATGTAACTAAATTTGCTTATGTTTTCCCTGCTGTTTATGAGTTGGTAACAAGTCTACCAAAAAATGCAAGAATTTTAGTTCCAGGCGCTGGCGCAGTTGCTTCTGCGCTCGTCGCAGACGGTCAAGTAAAGGCAGTCGTCGGTAATGACTACACTGAATTCGATTCATCGACAGATGTGAACGATTCGACCAATGTGATCACAATAAGTGATCATGGTTATTCAACTGGCGATATTGTAATATATTCCAAAGGCGCAGGACGCGTCCTTGGTGGATTAACAGAGTATTTGATATACTATGTAATCGCACTAAATTCCAACGAAATAAAATTGGCATTGACTGCAAACAACGCAGCATTGGGTACGGCGATTAATATTTCGCCTGCTGATCCAGGAAACAACAGACTTTATGAACCTGTTACTGATGGTGGTAATGGATACTTTGCAGCACCAGCAGTCCAGTTTACTTCGTCAACAGGCGAAGGCGCAGTAGCAAGAACAGTATTAACTGATACTGGCGAAATCTCCCATGTTATTATTACCAATGGTGGTTCTGGTTATTCAACAGAACCTGCTGTTACGTTTTCTACAGAAGCAATCCGAACTAAAGTGGAGATTGTTTCGGGAACGACTGTTACGCAATATGGTTATATTGTTCGCCAATTAGAAACAGTTGATGTCATTGATTGTAGTGGTACACCGCCATGCGGGTTTACTGTTGGTGATATTTTCTCGATCGACGAGACAGGTTCAGTAGGTTCCTATACTATTGACTATGATCCAGACAGTCTTGAGTATTTCTTAAACAAATACAATGAAACTGATGTTGGATTAAATCCATATACTCTTGTTGGTAGAGATAACAAGGCATCGATTAGAATAGATGCAGTTGATGCTGATGGTTGCCCGACTGCAGTTAGTATTTTCGATACAGGGTTTGACTTTGAACGCGAAGCATTCACTGCGATAATTGAATCGCCATTAGGATGCACTGCTACTCTGTCATTTACTACAGGCGCATTGAATGTCAAGACGGGGAGATTTAGAGACTCGCGTGGTATGTTGTCGAATGTCAACAGACTACAAGATAACTTCTACTACCAAAACTATTCATATGTGATTCGTTCAAACGTTCCATCCAATAAATGGTTGGATATTGTTAAGAACACCACGCACCCAGCAGGTACTGCTATCTTTGGTGAACTTACCATCGAACAGACAGTCGACTTCAGTCAATATATTACAACACCAATACAACCTCTACATATCTATGAGTTTGTGTTGGAAGAACTTTCTGCTGAAACATTCTATTATGCAGTAGACTTTATTAAAGTTCTTACTGACTCTGCAGAAGTAGCAGATGCAAACAGCAATCATGTCTTCAAGGTATTAACTGATGTTGCTACGACAGCAGATATTACATCTCTTAATTTTACAGTTGGTATCTATGAAGATGAAGATGATACTACAGAAACAACAGATGTGTTCGATCGCGTCGTTCAATACGTAAGAGAAGTAAACGAAACAACAATTACTGCCGAAAATGCAATTACTGATTTTGGTAAGGTTCTACAAGATACAATTTTCTTACAAGTTCCATACGCCGAAGACTTCTTTGATGAAAATTATGTCGCGGCAGATACTACTGTGTTTGATTTTGCAAAGGTTATATCTGAAGCGGCAACAACCACAGAATCACAGGCGTTTGTTATGAACAAACCTCTTGCAGATACAGCAACCAACGCGGATACATTTGCCAGAACGGTAGAGTATTACAGAACGTTTACAGAATCTGTGATCACGAATGAATATGCTGCTGCTGGTATAGAACGTTCAACGGGTAATGATGAAGAAGTCGACGAAGATACAGCATCTGCATCTGAAACTTCTATTAGTCATCTTTATAAATATTTGACTGATTCTGTTACATCAACTGATACTGTTGGCGTAATTCCATATCTGGTTAAAACTGATGATGCAGGTGCAACTGAATTATTAATTATTGCGAATGACTCTACAACGATAGATTCTATTGCTGCTGCTGAACAATCGCTTATAAATACACTTAAAGGACTATTCGAAACAGTAACAGTTACCGAAGATGGTATTGTGAACACACAAAACTATGTTGATGGCGACTTTGGTTCGGACTATGTTGGTCAAGTAACATACTTTAACTAAGAAGAAGGTAAATCAAATGAAACTAATCGAAAACGTAAAAGGTACTAAGGGCGAGCTAAACATCGTTCTTCGCGACGGAGCAGGGAATGTTACACAAGAAGTAACTGTTCCTAACCTTGTTGTTGACACAGGTCTTGCTTATATTGCTTCGCGCATGAAAGATACTACTCTGAATGCTATGTCGCACATGGCAGTTGGTGAAGGTACAACAAACCCAGCAGCAGGCGATACTGCTCTTGAGGCGCAACTTGGTTCGCGTGTTTCGCTCACGTCGACAACAGTTACTGCAAACGCAGTTGAATATGTTGCAACTTTTGGTGCAGGGGTAGGTACTGGTGCTGTTACTGAAGCAGGTATTTTTAATGCGTCGACATCAGGCACAATGCTTTGCCGCACTGAATTTGCTGTCATTAACAAGGGTGCGTCAGACAGCATGACAATCACTTGGACGGTAACGATCTCGTAATATAACATGGCACTTCTTCTACGATCAGCAGGTCGCACAGAAATAGCAAGAAGTCTTTATCGTGATATTTACAACGAGAACGACTTCTTCTATTTCTTTGTAGGCAGAACAACTGAGTGGGATGACGAAGAAT